GCCTTACTCAAGATTGGTTCAAAGATGTTTTGAAAGGCGAACTGAACTTCGGTTCAAATGGCGGCATTCCGCTTCCAGAAAACGCTGACGTAAAGCTTATCCAAGCCGAACCCAATACCATGCTTAAAGAAGCCATGGATACAAAAGAAAGGCAAATGGTTGCTTTGGGCGCGAAGCTTGTCGAACAAAAAACGGTGCAACGCACAGCAACAGAAGCATCGCTTGAAGCTTCTAGCGAAGGGTCTACGCTTTCTTCTGTTGCCGAAAACGTTTCGAACGCTTTTGAATGGGCGTTGAAATTCGCGGCCGAGCTTGTTGGACAAAGCCCTGAAGAAGTGAAATATGAATTGAACAAGGACTTTGACATTGCCCGCATGTCGCCTGAAGAAAGGCGCATCGTCATCGAAGAATGGACAAAGGGTGCAATCACCTTTGACGAAATGCGAACCGTATTGCGCAAGGCCGGCACCGCTACCGAAGACGACAAGAAAGCCAAGGCGCAGATTGCGGCCGACACCGCTGAAGCCATGGCCCTGCAGCAACCTGAAAACACGCCTACGGGCGGTAATGTGGGCATCTAATCATGGCACTGTCCGATAACCGCCGTCTGTACGACATATCGACACGCCTAGCGGTTTACACCGAAGGCGTGAAGGTTCAATATTCGCGTGAATTTTCGCATGTTTTGCGAAAGGTATCCGAATTACTGCGAAAGTTGCTCGGCCGTATTCGTTACAAGACACTCGATGGATTGACAAAGGCGCAACTTAATAAGCTGATTGTTGAACTTCGTCAATCGCAAAGCAAAATTTACAGCGAATACACAACCGAACTTTTGGCGCAACTGCGCGAGTTCATGGCGGCAGATTTAGAAGTAAGCCGCCGCGCTTGGGTCATGAGTCGCATTGAATTGGATGACGACGCAGAAGATGAAACCAATATTATTTCTGACGAATCCGCTATTCGGTTTATCATTGAAGACAACGAAGACCGAAACTTTGCCGCCTTGTTTGGCCTTGCCGCACTGACCGGCGAAAATGATCGTATTTGGTCACAAGTAACCAACACGCCTATTCCGGCAAACGGTTTGTATTTGGTTCCGTTCATTAAAGGGTTTGGCGTTTCCGCCCAAGCTTCCGTTGAAAACATCATTCGTAAGGCATGGGCCAATCGAATGACTGTTGACGAAACATTGCAGATTCTTATCGGCAATGGCAGTCGAACACAAGGAACATCTTCACAAGTTTCGAAAATAAACGCTCAAGCCGCAGCCGTAATTAGCACAAGCATGGCACACGTTGCTGCTACCGTAGGCGCTGGCGTAATGTCTTCAGTATTCAATCGTTACTGTTGGTATTCAGTAATTGACAACGCGACGACACCGATTTGCCGGCACCGTAATCGAAAAATATTCGTTTTCGGCAAAGGCCCTTTGCCACCTGCCCACATAAATTGTCGTTCGCACGTTGCGCCGATTGCTTCCATCGGCGACATACCTGAAGAAACTTTCTATTCATGGCTTGTCAGCCAACCTGATGCCGTGCAAAATAGTATCCTGTCTGATAGTGGCGCTGTCGCCTTGCGTGAAGGTCGATTGAATGCCGAAAACATGAAAGAATTCGAGTCTGTGCAGCCGATAACATTGGCTGAATTCCGTAAGCGGATAAAGCAGATTCTAACCCGGCGCTACGGTGTAGCGTCATAAACCTAGGAGTCCTAGAAATGGCACTGAAAGCAAAGATCACAAAAGAAGAGTTCGCCAAACTGAATGAAGCATTCAAAAGCGAATATATCGAAGACGGCGACGGCTACAAACTGGACGTTGACGGTGCCGAAGACACGGGCGCATTGAAGCGCGCAAAAGACCGTGAAACGCAGTTGCGCAAGGACGCTGAAAAGAAGGCGCAAGAACTGCAAGAACAGCTTGACGCTACTGGCGCAGACGACGCCCGTAAGCGCGGCGACGTTGCCACTTTGGAAAAAAGTTGGCAAACCAAAATGGACACGCAGAAAGCCGAGTACGAAGGCCGTATTGGCAAACTGACCGCGCACACGACAAAATCCCTTGTTGAAAACGTGGCGCAATCCATCGCATCGAAAATCAGCACGGCCCCGGGTTTGCTGCTGCCGCATATCCGTTCGCGTCTGCAGGCGGATTTCGAAGGCGACGAACCGAAAACCCGCATCCTCGATAAAGACGGCAAGCCGTCTGCTTTGACTGTGGCCGAGTTGGAAGCCGAGTTTGTTGCAAACAAGGAATTTGCGCCTATAATCAGGGCCAGCAGTGCAAGCGGCGGTGCCGGTAAGCCTGCAAACAGCGGCGGCGGTGCCACGCAAAAGACCGGAAACGGAAATCAACCCGATTCGCCCAATCTGTCCGCGATGAATCCGAAGGCTTTGGCCGATCACATCGCGCAACAGAAGGCGGACCAAGCCCAATAAGGGGTAATTCATCATGGCACTGTCTGACCTTGCTGTTTACAGCGAATACGCATATTCGGCAATGACCGAAGTTCTTCGTCAACAAGTTGACCTGTTCAATGCAGCAACCGCTGGCGCAATCACGCTGCAAGGCGCCGCACATCAAGGCGATTACAGCGATACGGCCTTCTTCGCAAAGGTCACGGGCGGCTTGGTTCGCCGTCGCAACGCCTACGGTTCCGGCGCCGTGGCACCGAAGGTGATGAAACACCTTGTTGACACGTCGGTAAAGGTCGCGGCCGGCACGCCGCCCGTGCGACTGGACCCCGGCCAATTCCGTTGGATTCAGCAAAACCCGCAGGTCGCAGGCGCCGCAATGGGCCAGCAGTTGGCCGTCGATACGCTGGCCGACATGCTGAACACCGGCCTCGGTTCGGCGTATGCCGCACTGGTGGCGGTTTCCGGCCTGACCTACGACGCAACGGCGAACACCGCGCCGGCCGACAAAACGCCGACTTGGAACAACCTGAACAACGGACAAGCCCTGTTCGGGGATCAGTCGTCGCAACTGGCCGCATGGGTGATGCACAGCGCCGCCATGCACAAGCTGTATGGAAACAACCTTGTCAACGCGGAACGGCTGTTCAATTACGGCACGGTCAACGTTGCGCGCGATCCGTTCGGCAAACTGCTGGTCATGACCGATTCGCCGCAACTGTTCGCGGCCGGTACGCCGAACAAGTATCACATTCTGGGCCTTGTGCCCGGTGCGATCTATGTCGGCCAGAACAACGATTTCGATGCCATGGAAGAAGGCAAGACCGGCGATGAAAACTTGATCCGCGTGTATCAGGCCGAATGGTCTTACAACGTCGGCATCAAGGGTGTCGCATGGGACAAGGCCAACGGCGGCCATTCGCCTACCGATGCTTCGTTGTTCACGTCCACGAATTGGGATCGCTACGCGACCGATATCAAGGACATGGCCGGCGTCATTGTCGAAACCAACGTTTAACACGTTGGCAGTGAAAGGGGCTTAGGCCCCTTTCTTTCATAAATTCAAAATCGGAAAATACGCCATGACACCGAACACAATGAAGCGTGCCAAAATCCTTTTCTTCGTTGATGGTCCCGCACCATCGGCCGAAGACTTCGCACAAGCCGCCGAAATGGCCGCGAACGTTGTTTTCCGCAATGCTCGCGCCGTTCCTTCCGAACCGCATGCGCTGGAAATCTGCGACGGCGTGGCCGGCAAGGTTCCCGCGATCTACGCCGACAAGTTCCCGGCTGCTGAAAAGGCGATCAAAACCAAGGTCGCCGAACTGAAAGCCATCAGCGCCAAGGCCGGCGACGTTCCGGCACCCGGCTCCAACGCCGAAAAGGTGCTGAAGCAAGCCGAAAAGGAAGAAGCCGACAAGCTGGCGGCTGCTGCCGAAGCAACCAAGCAAAAGGAAGCTGCTGAAGCTGCCGAAAAGCAAAAGCAAGCGGCTGCAGGCCAAGCGAAAGGCGGTTCGCCCGGCTGGACTGACAACAAGGCTTGATTGGCCGAAACCTGAAACCAAGCCCGCCTAGTGTGGGCTTATTCATTAGGAGTGACGAAAAATGGCTACGAAAACTGTTGTGTTTTTCACCGCAGGCATTACGCCTACTTCCGGCGAACTTACTGCAATTGGCAAGCTAAACGCTGCCGCTGAAGCCCCGTATAACGT